AACCATTAAGAATAAATCACTTACTCCAGATAAAGCTCCTTCTTGTTTTAATTTTATAGCAGTTCTTATATGACGCATACCTCCATTCGGAATAGCCCATAAACATTTTTTTAAAATAGGATAAGCTTCTCTAAACCAATTTATAAGTTTAACTTGCTCTATATGTTCATTATTATTTATTTTCATTTATTTTCAATATCCGGTTGATTTACATTTTTGACTAACTATAATAACAATTATAGCATTTTGCTATAGAAACTCTAAGGAAACTAAAATGAAATTTATAGAAATAAACCAATTAAAATCTAAACAATCAGAATATAAATTAGATGTAATTCTTGATGTATTTAGAAGATATTATGAAGTAAAAGGTTTAGAACATAAATTAAATACAAGAGATTTTCAAATTCTTTCTAGTATGTTCAATGTGCCAAGTAGTGATATTAAAATCATTTACAAAGGCTTTCAAAAACTTCATCACGAAATTAAAACTTAAAGGAAACTAATTATGAACAAAATTAAACTTGAGGAATTTTTAATTAATAAGTATGGCTCTTTTAATATTTATCATTCTTATAAAGTAGTGAATGGTGAATTAAATCAAAATGGATATTTATCAAAGGTTCGATTAAAAATGTATTATTTAATCAATGGATCATCCGATGGTGATATTTCCTATGATAAACATATAGCAACATATTTTTTACAGGATAAAAAAAGTGTTATTTTTTAATTATTACTAAGGAAACTAAAATGGGAACAAGATCACTTACTTATGTATATACAGAAACTTATAAAAGAACTAAACCTAAACCTATTGTATGTATGTATCGTCAATATGACGGCTATCTTTCAGGGCATGGTTTAGAGTTAGCTGAGTTTTTAGAGCCAATTACTTTGGTTAATGGATTGGGTCAAAGTAAACAAAGAGTTGCTAATGGCATGGGTTGTTTAGCGGCTCAAATGATCGATTACTTTAAAATAGAAGCAGGGCAGATCTATTTATATCGACCATTATTAAATCAAGAATATGGTCAAGAATATGAATATCATATTTTTCAAGATAAAGTAAAAGTGTTTACTCGTGAAGAAGATATATTTTCAGGCACATGGAAAGAATTTTTAGATTTTTGTGAACATGAAAATAAGTTAGAAGAAGATCAAAAATCTTTATATCATCAAAGGAGTGTAGCATGATTAAAGATGATAAAGAAGCACTTGAAGTTGCTTTAGCTTTAGCTATTACTGCACCATCAGATGAAAAAGCTGATAAATGTATAAAAATGGCAGATAAGTTTGCAAGCCAAATGAAAAGAAAAGATGTAGAAATAGCTATGAAAAATGTATTAGATAAATTAGTTAATTCTTTGGAGGGTAAATAAAATGGATGAGCAAATGTTTTATGACCAAGTTATGATGGAAAAGCATATTCAAGAAACAAAGAAAACAAATGTAAAAGAAACTAGCATTATGGCTTTTAAAGATTTAAAAAAGAAAAAAGTTTTAGGTAAAATGCAGTTATTAATATATAATAGTATGAGTAATAATAAACTTTATACTAGAAAACAATTAGCAAGGCAGTTAAATTTAGATACTTCTACAATGTCAGCAAGGATTAATGAATTAGTTAATTCAAATTACATTATAATCGTAGGTAAAAAAATATGCCCTGTTAGTAATAAAGAAGTAGAAGCACTCGCATTAAACATTTTAATTTAACTTTAGGAAACTATTATGAAAACAAGTGAAAGCATTAAATCAATAGCAATAGCGTTAGTAGATTCACAAACCAAAATAAGATTTGCAATTAAAGATTCTACCAATCCCCACTTTAAATCTCGTTATGCCGATTTAGGTTCTGTAATAGATGCTATTAAAGAATCATTAAATCTAAATGGCATTGCTTTTATTCAAACTCCAACAGAATCAGCTACTGGGACATTAGCTCTTGCTACTCGCCTTATTCATATATCAGGTGAATGGATTGAAGATACTGCGGTATGCCCTCTACAAAAGAATGACCCTCAAGGGTATGGTTCAGCTTTAACTTATTTACGCAGATACTCCCTTGCATCAATTACAGGTCTATATCAAGATGATGATGATGGTGAATCAACAAGAATGAAACCTGAAGATTATCTTAAAAAAATTCAATCAACTACAAGTTTAGATAATTTACAAAAAACTTATGCAAGTATTATTTCTGAAGTAAGGCATGATAAAGCTCTTATGCAAGCAGTTATATCTGAAAAAGATAAAATGAAAATAATGTTTGATGACCGCAAAGCAGAAATTGAAAATGAAAGTAAAAATAATGAACAATAATTATGAAAACTTAATTTCAAGCGTTTATGGTATATGTTTCCCTCTAACTGTTGATGAAATTTATCAGCAAGAAATTAGATATAACACTACTCAAAGACTAAAAAGAGAAATGGGCGATAAATATTTATTAGCACCATTATATACAAAACTTAAGGAAACTATAAAATGACAGATCAAATACAGCAAGGTAGCGAGGACTGGTTTGCACAAAGGCTTGGAAAAATAACTGCTTCAAGAATTTCTGATTTAATGGCAACAATTAAAACAGGTGAATCTGCATCAAAGAAAAAGTATAGAAACGAGTTAATTAGAGAACGCTTAACAGGTAAACGCATAGAGCATTATGTTAATAGTCATATGGAGCGTGGCACAGACCTTGAGCCTTTAGCAAGAGCTAGTTTTGAAATAAAAACTAATTGCTTTGTTACTCAAGTAGGCTTTATTGACCATCCTATAATTAATATGGCAGGAGCTAGTCCTGATGGTTTAATTAATGATGATGGGTTAATAGAAATTAAAGTTCCCATGCCTGAAACTCATTTAGATTATATTTTAGATAATAATAACTATTTTAAAGCAAGATATTACAATCAGGTTCAATTTCAACTTGCTTGTTTGCCTGAAAGAAAATGGTGTGATTTAGTTAGTTATGACCCTGATATGCCTGATGATTTACAATTACATATTGTTAGAGTTGATAGGGACGATGATTATATTCAAAAAATAGAAACAGAAATAATAAAATTTGATAGTGAAATAACTGAAGTAATTCTTAAATTAAAAAAAGGAAAATAAAATGGCAGTAAAATATGATCTGATTACTAAAGGCGAAAAATACACCAATAAAAATGGTGAAGAAAAAGTAAAATGGATTAAGTGTGGGGTAGTGCTTGATACTAAAAGCGGTGGTCAAACTATATTTATAGAATCTTTACCTATACAGTTTGATGGTTGGCTTATGATGAAAGAAAGAACTGAGCAAGATAATTATTCAAAGTCTAATAAAACTAAAGCAGATTTTGATGACATGGAAAGTGATATGCCGTTTTAATTAAAAAGGATAGTAGCTTCTAAACTACTATCCCTTTAATATGTATTACTTATTCATTACATACATTGTAACTTCAAAGCCAAAACGCATTTCTGTAGCTGCTGGAGTTGTCCACATAGTATTCCCCTTAATTAAAAAATATTGCAATTTAATTATGAGCTACATTATGGTTCAGAACATCAAGAAAATCATTAAATTTATCTAGGAGTTATTATGATAGATATGGCAGCTTTAGTTTGTATGGGAATGACTATTTTTAATGAGGCAAGAGGCGAACCATTACAAGGGCAAATAGCAGTAGGATATGTGCTTTATCGAAGGGCAAAATTTGACCAAAAGAATATATGTAGTGAAACTTATAAGCCAAAACAATTTACTTGGACTTCTAAAAAATTAAGAATACCTAGTTATATAGAACTTAAACCTTATACTGATTTAGCCTATCTAATTATTACCCAAAAAGAAATAGATTATAGTTATGGTGCAAATTATTTTCATCATGTATCATTGGGAAATAAATGGGGATATAAACCAAAAACTGTTATTGCTAATCATGTATTTTATTAAAAATATAAAATGAAATTAACGGAGGCTTACGGTGGCGATTAAACCAAACTTATTTATAGCAACACCAATGTATGGCGGGTTGTGTTATGGCACTTATCTTGAGTCTATGCTTAAACTACAGGCATGGCTTAATGCTAAAGACATAGAAGCATACTTTTCATTTCTTTATAATGAGAGCCTTATTACTAGAGGTCGTAATACTTTAGTTAATGATTTCTTAAAAGGTGATGCTACGCACTTAATGTTTATTGATGCTGACATACAGTTTGAGGCAAAAGATTTATTAAAGATGATTGACTCTGACGTAGAGATTATATGTGGCTTATACCCTAAAAAAGAAATTAACTGGGGTGGTGTGGCTTATGCCATTGAAAAGAAAGTGCCACAGGATCAGCTTAAATACTTTACTGGTGAGTATGTAGTAAACATGGTAGGTGATGTTAAATCACAGTTAGTGCCTCTGGATAAGCCATTTGAGATTAAGCATGGCGGTACAGGCTTTATGTTAATTAAGCGTGAGGTATTTGAAAAGCTAAAAGACAAGTGTCCGTCTTACAAACATAATATGAATGATGTTAATGACAATTCAAATATGGGTGACAATGTTACAGA